CATTGCATACATTTCAAATGTGAAGGCAGTTCTATCTGATACTTTACGCATAAGGCACACTTATCTGCATCAACACTTGCCTTTTCAGGTGTTTGTGCCTTGACGTTTTCTTCCCAATGCTCAATGCTCTTCTTTAGAGCCTCGATCTGTTCATCTGAAAGATTCATGTCATCACCCTATGTTTCAAAGTTTTGCTAATAATCTTCTTCTTCCTAGGACGGTTCCAAGGAAATTCAGAGGGATATTCTGTTACCATAATATAACCATTGAAGGAATTGTCGTAATAGTTCTCCCAAAGAACCAATGTACGATGACCCTTGTCCATCCTTGCACGAATTTTCATAATAAATCTCCATTTAACAAAAATAAACTGCTCGATTTACATTTTCCAAACGTTCATCATTAAAATACTTACGATCTTTTTCAGTTATGTCTGAAAGGTACGGGCTATCATAACTGTCCATAATCCAAGCAATGCCTTCGCCATTATCTGCAACGATAATGACAGCATCCTGTGGAAAAGTTTCTAATACTTTGATTAATTCTGCTACAGTCATAATATACCTTTAAAATGGTCCCTCTGTGTGGAATCGAACCACATACGCGATGCTCTTCAGGTATCCGTTTTACCAGTGAACTACAAGAGGGTTTATTAGAAATTGGCAGGAGCAGAGGGATTCGAACCCGCTCACCTTTCGGACTGGTTTTGGAAACCAGCGTGCCTCTCCAACTGCACCGCACCCCTATATTGTTTATTTATACGAATCTACCTGCCTTTACTTTTTCAAAGGTAGCTGTATCTATAATATGCCACCAATCTAGATCAAGACTATAACTTTTCTTTAGCCGAATTCATTAATTTCATATCATGCCTCGTCAGGTTCAATAGTATAAAGTTGACCATTCTTTCCAAGAGCATCTACACAAAAAGGATATGTTTCATCCTCTTCATAATAAACAACGCCGATTTGTTTTAGTTTATTGATGGCTTCTTGGTGAGTCTCACAGACAGCAACCTTGGAAGGAAAAAGAGGATTGGTGACGTTCATAATAACGAAAAGCATTTGTATCTCCTGATCCATTAATAGCCCCGGAAGGCATCTGCATCTTATGAGTCGTTTATAGAATATATTCATTTCTATGTCAATAAATATTTTCTTTTAGGAGAGAAATTTGACAGACAGAAGTTTTGGACATTCTTTATGGTACGGAGAAGTAGTCAACGTAAATGATCCACATCAAAATGGTTATATACAAGTAAGAATTCATGGTTTATATGATGACAAGACCAATATTCCAGATGATCAATTGCCTTGGGTTAAACCATGTCAAGATATTACGTCAGCAGGACATAATAAAATTGGTAAGATTCCTGTAGGAGTAATTAAAGGAACGACTGTAGGAGGTTATTTTTTAGATAATGATAAACAAATTCCTATCTTTACTCATGTTATTTCTAAGGCCGGTGATGCTCAATCTGGAACTACTGTAAACGGACAAACACAATTAGTTCCGGGAACTAATTCTGATCCTATAGGTGCAAGAAATGGTAATAATGCCTTTGTGACACGTAAAGGAAAAAATATACAACAAGAAGATAATGCTAGTACAAATCCAGTAGAATCAAAAGATTCTGACGGCGTAGATATTACAGCAGAGGCTCAAAAAAATACAAAATATTCTACTCAACCTACTTTAGGTAGTATAACAGCACCATCTGGTAGTATTTTAAATCAATTGTCTTCTGTTGATCCTAATCATCTAACTTCTATATTACCTAATGCTGTTAGTGCTTTAACTAAAATTAAAGATTTAAATACTTTTTCCTCAACAACAGGAGTAACTAATGTACTTGGACAAGTTCTTGGTCAGGTAATTAATGCTATAGGAACAGCAAGATTCTTAAATTCATTATCTTCTAATTATCAAACGAATCAGCCTACCATGCTTTCTTCCACAAGTCAATCTGCATTATTGATAGCCTTACAGAATTTAGGTCCTAATCCAACATCTGACACTGTTTCATCTGTAATAGGAATAGCCTATGCTGCAATGCTTCCTACACTTTTGGCTCTTATCGATTCGGGTAATTTAAATGAAATAACTTTGGATGCTCTTATTTTAGAATTTTTTGGAAATATACAAAATTCAGGAGCAAATGCTACAATTGGTGGAAATATCGCCAACGTTTTAAATAATCTACAATCTATGCTTCCTCAATTGACAGGACCCTTGCAAAGTAGTATGACTAATCACTTACCAACATCTGTATTAAATCAAGGAGCCATTCTATCAGCATTACAGAAGTTTGCTTTAAATCAATCATTTATAAAGAAACCAAATGATGGTAAAAAAGATTTGGCTAAACAAGCTTCTACTCCCGGAACATCATCTGTAACAGATACTGTTAATAACATACCGGGAGTATCACAACTTTCAACACAATATATTAATAATTTAGTAACTACAACAAATACTTAAGATATTACTTTAATCTTAACTTTGGCAACACCATATGGAATCATGCCTAATTCTTTGGCTGCTCCATATGATAAATCTAAAGACCTTCCTGTATATGCAGCAGGACCTCTATCATTAATAACGACAATAATAGAACGGTTTTGAAAAGTTACCTCTAGTTTTGTACCAAAAGCATATGAGCGGTGTGCAGCGTTTAATCCAAATCGATCAAATCTCTGACCAGAAGAAGTATAATGTCCGCTTCCATCATGTAACCCATAATAACTAGCTCTTACATAAGTTGAAGGAGTATGGGTTTCTGTAATGATTGTATTATTTTTTTGAGAATAATAATCTGATTTTCCTGTCATAGAAAATGCAGGAGTTGTCATTATAAGTAATAATACTACTATTAAATTTTTTATACAATGTTCCTTACTTGGATATCTTAACAGGATATGCTACTGAACCCTGTAAATAAAATACACTATCATTATTACCAATAACATAATTATTACCAATATAATTAGAAATTTTTAAGGTTTCTGGTTTAGAAATCTTATTTCCGGTTTCAACATCTAACATTTGCTCTACAGCAGAAAGAGGACAAATATTAATTAACATATCACGAAGTTTACGTATTTCATCTGGTGATAAACAAGCAGATGAAGTGGTTTTTGTATAATTAGGAGCAATTTTTTCTTCAACGATAAGATTTACATACCCATGTTGAAGAGTATTAGTAATTTTTACTTTAGCATAGTAATTTTTCCGTATATTTGGAATATCGGAATTAATCTCTAATTCTTTATCTTTAGAATACATTTTTTTCCTTTGAAAAATGGCGGAAGAGGGGCTGTGCCGACCACCATACGTTTATTAGACGCACACAACGTTTTCGAGACGTGTCCAGAGGCCGCTCTGGTTCCTCTTCCGTATTGTTTATTTATACATCTTGATCAATTGCATCAATTTCTGCAATAAGAAGATTGACAACTTCATTGGCATCATAACCAAGAGATTTGATCAATTCTGATGCATTTTCCTTAAATTTAATAGAATAGCCTATGAAAGATTCATTATCTCCTGCCATTGCAGCCAAAGAAGCTGCACTAGAATAGACAACAATACGACTCAATGTTTTGATTAAAATATCTTTATTCATATTCAACCCCAATATACAACTTTAGTATTGGCAACAAGTTTACGATTTACAGATGAAGACTGAACATAGATTTCATACTGATGATGATCACCCGGAACAACCTTAACCTCATAATCTGGTAATCCTAGCATAGTTCTGGCATTCTGTCCACCATAATATTTGCCACTCTTTAGATGCTTGATAATAATACCCTTTTGAGGCTGAATCTTTTCGGACTTCATAAGCTGATAATATGCTCGACCGATTACATACTCACCAAAATGATTTTCACAAAAATCTCGAATCTGACTTCCTGCATCAGCAGACCAAACAGGTTCAGAACGAACCTTTGTTGTAATATCTTCTAATTCCTTCTTGACTTCCGTAATACTAATATTACTTAGATCAGTTGTATAGAAATTCTTTGTTGCAGTTGTACCAACAGAACGACCAGCAAAATAACTTGTTGTTGCTGCGACAGTCTGAACAGTAGACTGTACAAGAGAATCATTTGTTTGTTCCCATTCCATAATATTTCCATCTGGAATGCCTACATTTGTAATATTTCTTGAATAACCCTTAGGAACACGAAATACGAATGTCCACTTATCAGTTGCCTGAAGTTCTCGGATTCTCTTAGCAAGAACCTCACCACGAACAGTATTGACATTATTCTCACCGTCTGTAATTACCATTACAAGGAAAGCTACATTTTCTTGTGCAAAACCATAAGATTTTTTCTTACGTTCAATTTCTTTATTTTCTAATGCATCAATTGCAAGCCATACTGATTCCCATAGTGGAGTATTTCCACCATTTGCATTGTATGTTCCAATCTGTCTGATATTAATAATATCAGAATTTGATTCGATGATTGCAGCAGATTTATTAAATCCGTATCCTGCAACACCACAGCCTACAATAGTACCTGAAATATTATGTACTACATTACGTTCTTTTTGAATTCCTTCTAAAAGAAGATTGAAATCATTTGCAGCACCCTTTACAAGAGGACGCATAGATGCAGAATGATCCCTAACAATAGCAACATGTGTAACTGACATTAATTTACCTTTCTATAATAATGATTAAACCATTTGACAATTGCTTGATGTATTTCATCAATTGTCATCATACCGTCGATTTTTACAATAACTCTGTTTTCATTTTGGGTTTCCCAAATATTGTTTAGAACATTACGGACTCCCTTGTAATATTCTAGATCATCCTTATCGAGGATGTTATTTTTATTACGTAGTTTCATACGTCTTAGAACTTCTTCAGCAGGAAGATCAATAATAAAAGTTAGGTCTGGTTCTAGACCACGAGTAGCAATCTTCCTAAGGTCATCCTTTGTGGATTGATTTAAACCGTCAAGGAGAGGAAACTGATAGGCAACGGTAGAATCATGGTATCGGTCAGAGATAACCACCTTACCGGCCTCTAGAGACGGTTTAATAACCTCTCTAACATGATTGGCACGATCAGAAAGGAAAAGAAAAAGCTTCTCGACTTCATCTAATTCTTCTGTAATAAGAATATGTCTGATCTTTGCACCAACATAAGAACCACCCGGTTCCTTTGTGATATTAAAACTAATACCATTATCGCCTAGATATGCGGCTAGCTTTAGAGCCTGTGTAGTTTTACCTACTGCATCACAACCATCAAAACTACAAAAAAAACCCATAAAATTCAATTCCTATAAATAGAGTTAGATCGTACTAAAATTTTTCATGAAAGAGATGCGTTAGGAAGATTCAATTCCTAAAAATTTAAAATCATTAATCCTTTAGAAATCTAAAATCAGAGGAAGTAAAATAAAAAAGAAAATAAAAAGGATAATAAGAATCAATTATCGAATTCCTTACGAGCCTTTTCAGTATACTCTTTAAGAGAATTCATATTATACTTACACTTTTCATTATCCGAATAAATCTTATTTAGATAAGATGCAACTTCCTTATTATCATCAAAATGATCAGGAAGCTTTCTAAGATGACAAACAAAAAATTGTTCAGGAGGCACAATAGGCTTTGGTACAGTAACCACAATATCAGCCTTTTCTGGTGTAGATGCACACCCTACTAGAGGCATAGCCATAAAAATACACATACCAATAATCTTCATGTTCATTTCATTTACCTTTTAAATGTTTTAAGGTTTCATTAAAAATAGGATCAAGATTAACATCTTTTTGTGTATTAATCCACTGATCTGTTTTGTCTGTATTTTCTTGTAGCTTTTCAGTTAAATCTGAATTTGTCTTTGATATCACGTCTAATTGTGATTGTAAAGCTTTTAATTTTACAGAATATTCATTATTTTCCTTGACAACTTGTTCAAGTTGTGCTTTATTAAATTGTAATAAGGCTTCTTTTGCGGCTTCATTTTCTTTTATTTTAAGATATCCGAAGCCTATTCCTATAATAAATACGATTATTAAACCATATGTTATTATGGTTCTAAATGGTCCGGTAAAAATACTTATCAAGTAAAGCATAGTAGTGTCCTGTGTTGTTTTGTTTATTTATTCAACACAGGACAAGATTTTAGTCTACTAGAGGGAAAGGTGATACCGTTACACGATCCTCAAAATACACAGGTTTTACGTCATCTCCCTTAGGATTCTTACAAAGAACCCATGTACCTTCGGCAGATACAGGACTGAATAATCCATTAGGATCAGCCTGTGGAAGAGTAATATTTCCCTGTTCATGAGTTTCATATGCTTGTGCAGGACGCATTGGATTTGTATACTGCGTAGCATAAGGAATGCCATATCCAATTGAATTACAACGTAGATGTAGATGACCATTCAGATCGGTAATGTACGTATACGTATTCAGCTTTGGATCATCACGCATTTCGATAATTGTCTTCAAAAGCTTCTTTTCAAAGAAGTTAATAACCGCTGGCATACCGGCTACCATGTTACTCTGTTGAGAAAGCTCTTCCTGTGCCTGATGTTGCTTTTGATCAGAAGTAGGAGTAACATCACACCCTGAAACAAATCCTGCAATAGACATTGCAGTCGCAATAATAGCAATCTTATTCATGTTAAATTTCCTTTACTGGTTAACGACTAAATCATAAAAAGACTGAAGATCAGCCGGTAGACGATCCTTCTGATATACTGAAAACTCATGTGAAGCATAAGCTTTTAAAGCAGCCTTATCCGTATCATTTGCAGATAGATATTGCTGTTTGATCTTGTAGAGTTCACGAGTCATACTATCATTATATGTCTGTGAATTCTTGAACGTGTCATATCGAACCTGTTCATATCGAGGATTAAAGAAAGCATAACTTTTTAATCCTATATATGATAAACCAAGAACAAACACTACCATAATTACTAAACCACCTAATACTTTAAAAGTATCACCAATCATTATTATCTCCTTCGTTGATAATTACATTTCTATACGCCTCATACACAAAATTGTCAATCCACTCCTGATCTACTTTAGCAGGAAGTGAACTCTTTTCAGAAGCGGCTTTAACTTCATCAAAAAGATTTTCTATTCTCTCTGCCATTATTTTATAATCCACTTTACCTAATTTAACATCTAATAGATATTGTGCGTTAGGTCTAGGAAATGTAATAAAACCTGTATCAAACAATTCAATTGCTTGTTCAGCAATACGAATTGCGTGAGACATAGCCTTGTAGTCAATACCCTGATTTGTTTCTGCCATCAAAGCACGAGTACCGTATTCATCAAATAGTCTCTGAAGAACATCGATTGCATTCTTTAGAGATGCAGTATAAGGAAGCTTACGACCACAAACTTCTAGAAAAGTAACCATACCACCAGAAGCCTGAACCTGATCAGTAAGATTAATGAATTCATTATTTTGTTTGGTTACAAAAATAGCAATAGCTGTTGAAAAGTCTCCAAGTTTATAGCTAAAGCCATCATTAAGACTCTTAAGATAATCAAGAGTTTTCCTTACTGCATCGACTCGACTACCCTTAATGCCATACTTTTTGGACTGCTGCATACAGTAGCCGATAAAAGCCTCTGACTTCTTTGAAATCAAACGATGACGATTAGCCAAAATTTCAATCCAGATATCATCTGCCATGATTGTGCTTTCTGGATTACAAAAAAGAATATCAAGAGATACAGTCTGACCTTCGGAAATAAGCTTTAGAAAATTACGTAGTGAATAAGACTCTTCATCTACTTCACCAGCATAATTCTTTTCACCTACGCCTTTAGGACGCTTTGTAGAAATGCTTCCCTTGTCCTTTTGCATGATAATATCACGAGCAGAAGGAAGGTGTACGGATTTGATATCAATATCAGAAACAGGTGTAGAAGTACCATAAAGGTGACTACCAAACCTACAAGAAAAAATTGTTTTCATAATTTATGGTCCTAATCTTATTAATATATCCAAAGGTTTTTGAAATCATATTCTTTTAGAAAATCAAATACCTTTTCTTTGATAGTATCCTCAATAAAAACATCTACTGTGGAATTAGCGTCATTAAATCCCTGAAATAAAAAATTATCTATTCGATCAATTACATCTTCTTCACAACAAGGAAACTTAATGTTAATACTAGCATCATAATTGTTTAAATATGTGGCTGGTTCCTTATCATACAAACAAATACCATAATAATGCATCTAATCCTCTTAGTCTATTTTAGGATGCCCCATGATAGATTTTTCATGTTCATCATTTCCGATTTTTCTTTTATACGTAAATTTTCCAGTAATGTCAACCTTTTTGTTCAAAAGTTTTTCTGCATTTTCAGCAGGTACATAAGGAACACCCATTTTTTTATTAATTATTTCTGGAACGCCTGATACTTCGCCCCATGAGCGTTTTAATTTATTATCTTCTTTGGAAATATTTTTGAAATCTGATTTACCTTGCGAAGTTCCATCTGTTCCCATCGCAATACCTTTTCTTCCAGCAGATTTCTTATAAAGAACTACAGATGTTATTTTATTATCTCTTTTTGTGGCTTTAATTAAGGAAGAGTCTAAATCTTTATGAATTGATTTAGACTCTTCCTCTGTCCCATGCCCTAGACCACCATATCCACCTTCAACATTCTTATATGAATTTCTTAGAATATCATGAAATTCCTGACGATGTTTATCTCGTAGGTGTTCGTGTTTAGGATCAAATCCTATTGTTAAAAATGTTTCGTTTATTAATGATTTGAAAGTTTTCATAATACCTCTAAAAGAGGTATTTATTTTAAAGTAATTACTTCTTTTTATTTTTTCTTCTATCTCTTCTAACTTTAGAACCTCTCTTACGTCTGCCTTTTCTTGGTCTATTCTTGTGGGGATGTGGCAAAATATATTCTCCTATTTTTGTGTTAAATCTAATTTGACCTTCTTTTTATAAGGTCCTCTTTTCTTAAACTTTCTGGCTTCAGACATTCTTTTTTTAGTTTCATCTGAAACTATTTTACCTTTAAGAGAATTAGATAATTTTTCTCTCCATTCTTTTAAAATTATTCTTCCAGTATGAATTTCTCTAAGTTTTTGTTTAGTTGTTTCTTTTTGCTTATGTCCTAAATGGCTTATTCTAAGTTTTTCTTTAGTTTCATCAGTAACAACATATAATTTACGTTTTTCTTTTATATTTGCTAATTGATCTTCATCAGATGACCAATGATTAAAATGATGATTGTGTAAATTATAATAACGTTTACCTAATTCTTCATCTTTTATTTTAGATAACCAGACATATTCTTCATTTAAAAGAATTTTTTTATCTATTATATTAGATTTTAATATCTTTCTTTTAAAGTCTTGTGGTCTTCTTTTATATGAATCCTTCATCCATTTAGAAGAGCAGATGTAACCATCATCTTCGGTTCCCCAATGTGCCCCTATATAATAACGTTTATGTTTTTTATCATACCAAATATATACAAATCCATATTTTTCCATTCAATACTCCTATCGACAACATAGGAGTATTTATAGAAAGTATCTAAATCATACATCACAATCCTTTTGAAACTTTAGAGTATAAACTTCGGTGATGATATCTTGCATTCCATTATCACCATCTGGAAGAAGCTTTGATTCTACCTTGACAATGTATCGATTGTCAATTATATAATCCTCACCAGTGGCAAAATTATGTTGAGATTCTTCCCCGTACCATTTGACTTCTAATACACGAAGTTGATCTGCATAATTAAGAAGAAGATTAGCAAGATAACTTCGTTCGACTATGGATTTGCAGGTTCCCATTACTTATCTCCCTAGTTCACTTTTACCGGATACATTCCATTAATAGCTATATCAAAAGATAATTTATGAACAATTTTTTCTGAATCACTCACCTTTATGCTCCTTATTAAATTTCTTCCTCTTCACAACTAAACGAAAATATCCAAATGCAAGTCCTTTGGTTTCCTCAGGAGCCCTTATCAGTGCATCACTAATTTGTTCTTCTGCATATTCAAAAACATTATTAATATAACAATAACAATAACAAGGAAGATTGCCTTTAAGATAACGTAACATGTCTATACAACGAGGGCATCTACGATAATATCCAATTTCACCTTCCCATTTACCTACAATATAATGATATTTCTCACCCGGAAGAATGGGACCACCGCATTCATCACAACAATATTTCTTACGAGCCTTACGATATGACTCATTAAAAAATTCTGGTGTATCAGCATCATAATCACAATAACAATCATATGTCATTTTAAACTCTCAATAATCCCATAATAATAAAAAAAATGATGAAGGCCATAAAAAGATGACCCTCATATACGAGGTGTAACAATACTATAATGAATACTAATACTAAAAATAATGTCACAACCTCACTCCATGATGTTAAATCTTATTACCTATGCGATATTTTGTAACAAGAACCCATTCATTCTTTTCAGAATAAGGAACGATTCTGATGCTTCTCATAGAAGCCTTAGGCTCCTTAACGATATCTGGATTCTTAATCTTTAGCAGATTCCATTGCTCAAGTAAAGAGGCAATCGTGTTTCTACGACCCTTATCATCATCTGTAAAGTTTTTTCCTTTTCCATCGATGATAAACATTTCTAGAAAATGTACAATATAATATCGTCCTTGCTTATGTAAAATATGACAAGTTTGTGCGAGTCTTTTTTCATTATGTGACTGAACACCGATTCTGGAAAGAGTTTCCTTAATTTTAAGGAAATCTTCTGGTGTCTTTAGTTCAACTTCTACAAGAGTATCGAAAATATTATGCATTTTTTAACCTTTCGCTTAATTCTTTTTTTATTATTTTTATTTCTTCATCAGATACAGCAGGAGAAATTATCCTTGCTTCTCGTGGTGAAATGTCGTAGAATTCTACCAAAGAAGAAATTATATCTTCCTCTTTGTTCTTATGCCACTTAGGAACGAATCTTTTCTTTCCCCTGATCTGACCATAATAATAATCAAAATGAGCCTGCTCACTTAATTTATGTGAGATTCTTGCACCCTCTTCTGATATTAGAATAGTATCAGGAAAATAAGAAAAAAATCTATTGACAAGAAAGGGTACGTATTCTCTCTTATCTACCTGCAACCACTTATGTTCACAAAGAGCATTTATGTATTTGAAGGGATTATTCTTTTGAACTAACGCCATATCGTATCCTGCATTAATTTCGTAAGAAATGCAACAACGTTTACTTCCTTATCAAGAGTAAAATAATTACGATAATCATACTCATTAATATGTAAAACAATTAAAGGCCAACAATTAGGTTCTGTAAGAACTTCTAATTCAGAATGAAGCTTACGACTAAATGTTGTAAAGTCTACAGTAACGTTGCTATTTTCACCGACCCAACGACGAATATCAGACCAACGTTTAGTCTTAAGGAATCCTATTAATTCCTTATAGGATTCTGCATCTCTATTAGCCAAAATACCAGAATCAATTTTATTTGTTGTCTTACTGTAATTCTGAATGACAATAAGAATATGTCTCCAATCTGGATAATATTTCTTAATTAATACGGCAATAGCAGACTTTTCATATTCTACATTGTTTTCCTTAAGAATCATCTCGATTCTTTCGTAAAACTTTTTGGCTAATACGGGAAAATCTGATTTTGTATAAGTAAAATCAACCGTTTCACAACGAGATTTAATTGCAGGAATAATACGACTTGAATTATTAACTGTAAAAATATAGCCGCAATTGGAGTTAAATTCTTCTATGAAAGCACGAAGTCCATCTTGTGCAGAATTAAGCATTCCATCGGCTTCGTCAAAGATAATATACTTCTTGCCTTCTTTAAAGGAAACAGTAGAGGCGAATTGCATCACCTTGTCTTTGATCGTATCAATTCCCTTTTCTAAGGATGAATTGATTTTAAAATAATCACAATCTAACTGTTTGCACATTGCAATGGCAGCAGAAGTTTTACCTACACCAGCAGGACCATCTAAAATTAGGTCTGGTAACTCACCGGAATCTACATATGCCTTTAACTTATTAAAAACATGATCTGGTAGGATGCATTCGTCGATAGTATTAGGACGATATTGTATAGCCCAATTCATAATATACCTTTAAAGTTGTGAAAAATTTCTTTCTACTGGAATGAAGTATTCCAAATCCCCATTAGAAAAGTAAATAAACCCCTTACGAGAAATACATACTTCATAATCCGAATCAAATAATTTAGCATTTTCTTTTTTAATTACTGCCTTGAAAGACTCACCAATGGAGTCTTCAAGTTTAATTATGCTATTATCTGAGGTAGGATTATTACAATCCGTAGAAGTGATATAAATTCCGTTATCATCGCCTGAAAAAACGATATGATCGGTCTTAAAAATAGCACTAAACTTATTGATATCATAAAAATCATTATGATTCAATAGAAATGTGATAGGAGTGTCAGGTTTCTGAAACTTATCAGGTTTTTCTGCATACTTTACATGTGAAGTAGGAACGAGAGGAATTTCTACTTTTCTTTTAGAATCCTTTATGATAAGCTTTTTCTTATCTTTCACAAGAATATCTGGATCATCACAAATCTTAAGAACAGAAAGAAGCTGAGAAAGATCACCAATGGCAAATCCTTCGTCAATAAACGTATCGGAATTGATACGAGCAAAAAAAGAAATTCCTTCTACTGCTCCTTTAATTGTGGTCTGATTATTACCGGGTACAAATACCATAGAAGGATTTATACTATAAAAGGTAGACAGATACTTAATAAACTTGTCAGTGAATTTCAATGAAAGTTCGCTCCAAATAGAGGAATAAAGAATCCTCCCTTATATATAAGGAAATATGTTACGAGTGATACTAAAATAGATATCAGTAATGATTTGATTTTTTCTTTATCTTCTGTTTTTAGGTAGATACCTAAAACAATTAATACAGAAGAAAAAGAAAAAGCTTGCCAAATAATAAAGGTTATTGAAGGCCAAAGAGGTATATAAACATCTGTTAAAATCATGATAAAACTCCGACAAAATAATTTGAATAATATAAACACATAAATATTATGAGTTGTAATGTAACATTAAATACATATGAAAATGTAAAATATCTTATAATGATTAAATTATAAGAATGTAATACTACATTAGCAATTAATATTGAATATACTATACTCTTAAGAAGCAGGATTGTCAAGAGATTCCTTTTCTGCTGCTTCTCTCGCCCAACGTCTTACATCATTAGAATGCTCAATCATATTGGCGCACCAAGGAAATAAAAATTCAACATCTATTTCGTGTCCGCTATATTTCTTATAAGATTGAGATAAAGCAGTCGCCCACTTCATACCATCATCACTAAGAAGTTCAAGTAAATCTTCGCCATTTGTAATGGCCGTATAATCTACAACTTCTTCGTTTTTTCCTTCCCATATATCTAAAAAGGATTCTTGGATTTCTTTATTAGTCATTTATTACCTCTATTGATTTTCTTCCTAACCCTAGTAATTCTGAAACTAATTTTGTAGGGGTTAGACCTACAAAATTAATTCTATAACCAGCACTATTAAGAAGCATTGCAACAAAGGTAGAGTTAGTAAAGCCGCCTAGGGGTCTATTCAATTTCCATTTTATTAAAAAATGTTGTAGATAGCTGTATCTAGAACCTAGAAGATAGTTGCAAATATTGAGTAATTTACTATTCCAAACAACACCAGATTTTATTACAAAAAATGGTGTTTTATTATCCATATCTATTTTTCTAATACCTTTATATAATTTTGCTTCAAAAATACTTCTAGTATTATTTTTTATATATGCAATACCTACATGGTCTATTTTAATGCCATTCTCAGACCATACAATAACATCGCCAGACTCAATTATATCATTGTTTAATGCTTCTGTATATTTCATGATCCAACTTTCTTTTGATTTTAAATTTTTCATATTTACATTGAATCATGAATAAGTTTTGTTAAACTTTTTTATTCTTCTTCAATTGTGAAATATCAGCAGTAGGAGATACACCAATGGAAGCCAAATCAGCTAGTGAACCACCATAAATCATTGTTCCAACATGAAAAGTCTTCATCCATGGACATAACCAAGTTTTAAGACCAATTTCTTGAACTTTTTGACAAAACCAATAATCTTCGCTAAGATAACGTCTTGACTTTGGATCAATTTCTGCCTGAAAGAACATTGTAATTTCACGAGAACCATCAAAATGTTCTGTTCTTACATGATCAGGACGATAAGAGTATTGAGGAAATGCGCTAACAAATTTGTCAAAGGTATTACGACGAATCATCATATAACCAGTACCAATTTCTAGAACCTCACAAGGCTCTCCAATTGGAATTTGTGATGCACCTTGTTTAGGATTAAAAACGAAGTCACCGACAAAACGATCAAGAACGTTAGGGTCTTCATCTGCCATTCCTTTATTGACAGCAGTAACAATCTTTTCCCATGAAATATTCTTTTTAGGATAAGGACCGCCAATGATATCATATTCTGATTCGTCGGTTTGTAATGCGAGCATTGCAATTACGTCATTTGGATCAAATCCAATGTCAGCATCTAAGAATAGAAAATGTGTGAATCCGCTTCGCATAAATTCATCACAACAATAATTACGGGCTCTTGGAATAAGGGATTCATTAAAAAGAGCATAATATCTCATTTCAATACCATATTTAGAACATAATACAGATAAATCCATTATAGATTTAGTATACATTCCTGTACTCATACCACCATACATTGGAGTGGCAACAAATAACTTACGCTTCTGAAGTTCCTCCGCAGAAATACTAATTTGCATTTATTATATAATCTCCTTGCTATATTTTACATGATTCCCATAGATATTAAGTTGGCTTTTACTGATTGTAGCATTAATGCCATGTGAAGGGAGTTATCGATATCGTATACTATCCCTGAAGCAGTCTCTACGGGGAGGACTGTAGAAGTATTTATAGCAAAAAAATTGGAGTTTGAGAAAGGATCAAGAAAAAACCTGTCTTCTACAATAAAATAATCTCCTTCTTTCAAAATTTCTTTCCTCCTACCTTCTCACGATTTTCGGCTTTATGATCTGCGCGTTTCTTATTATATTCAAATTTTTCTATTATTGCTCCCCCAATATCATAATTACGTCTACCACATAAATCTAATACTCTTATTACAGTATCAGCCAATTCAACCTCAATTTGTGGACGTATAGGTAGGTGATCATCCATCAATCCCTTCCTACGGCCTTCTAATGCCTCAGAAATTTCTGAATGAATCAATGCTAGCAGTGTTAACTCGTGATATGCTTCTACGGTTTCTTTTAATTCAGGAGCATGTTCGGTGACTACAGCTAGTAAAGAATCAGGTGTTTTATACCAACCTGCCTTAACATTATTTTGGTAAACAATATCACGCATTAAATTTATGTTGATAGCATCATATTCTGTTAGATTCATTTGTAAGAATATACCTCTCTGTTAGTAAAAGTTTCAATAGGAACCGGAGCATATCCGATAGTCTCAACACAGATATTATATCGATTAGGAAGATCAGATACAGGAGTAGTATGAACATGTCCAAACAGATGAATAGAACCATGAAACTTACCGTTCCACTCTTCCATTGGATAATGACACATTACAACCCTACGCTGGTTATATGTGAATTCCCAAATATCATGGATAGCTTCCCATCCAAGATTACGAGTAGCCGTATGATCATGGTTTCCCTTAACCAGAAACTTATGACCTTTCAGCGTATTGAAGATACCTGTGTCCTTCTTGAAGAACATGAAGTCACCGTTAACGATAACACGATCATCGTGTCCTACGACTTCATTCCACTGACGGATCATCTCTGCATCCATTTCTTCTACAGAAGAGAACGGACGATTACAGAACTTGATGATATTAGCGTGTCCGAAAGTGGTTGTCAGAAATTACAAATGTTTTATTTGCCATCACGACCCTCCTTTCTAATATATCTTTTACCCATTTCATAATCCTTTATTTTAACTATGAATGTAACACCAAGTTCTTCAAGTGATTCTTTAAGAAATTGTATTACATAAAAATGCTGATTTAAATCATTTAGTCTATCAAGATCGGACCAACCCAAATATTTTGCACAATTTTGTAAGTATGTGATTGTCTCGGTAGAAGCATCCAAAGCATACAATGCACCATAAATGCACCATTGGCAAGCATTTTTATCGCTTGGATCAAAAAGCTGATTACCGTCTTTATCTCTGGCTAAAGCACGTTTACACCATAGTTCTTCATTAATAATTAATTGAATGACTTTAAGTATTTCTTGACTAATTAATTTTTTATTGCTATCCAATATCATTATCCTCAAAAAAGTTTCCCATAGAATCATTCATTTCTTTTGTAAAGAAGGATTCGAAAGGAGCATCACTAGGGTCTTTCACCAAATCTTGATTTCCGTCATCGACATTGTATAGACGCATCTTTTCAATGTCAATACCTATTTTAAATCGTCTCATTTTACCCTTATCAGAATATCGATTCTTAAGCTGAGTAAACATTAACTGTTTTTCTTTGTCTAATTCTTCTGATCTGACAATAGCAAGAACAAGATCAGCAGTTGCACCTGTACCAAAACTCTCGGATACATTTTCTAGACCCGGATCAGATGATTTAAAGCCTTCACGATTAAATTGCGTGGCCGTAATAATAGGAACATCTGATTCAACAGCCAAACCACGAATTTCTTCACCTATGGCCTTTACATAAGCATATAAATCACTACCTTGTTTAATACGAGAAGATTTACAAATATTAAGATAATCAATATATACAATGTCAGGAACGAAATTCTGCTTAAGTTTCAATTCATTGAAAAGAAATCTAAAATTAGATGATCCTGCCTGTGAAGTAGGGTATTCCTTTACTTTTAACTGCCCTACTGTATTCTTTTTAATCTGAGAGACGTTATTGAGAAAAGGTTCTCTATCCAATTTCATTACGTCATCAATGGTCATATCCATAAGATTAGCCTCAATACGTTGGCTAATCATTTCTTCGGACATTTCCATAGTAATATAAAGTACGTTCTTTCCTTCACGTAAGTTTGCAGCAGCCATACTACACATGACCATCGTGTTATGAGTAACAAGATAATCTGTTGTTAAATATAAATGATCTAAAGCAGACACAGAAATACACTGACATTCTTCATATCCAACAAAATTAATATCTTTAATAGTAAGTTTAGCTTCTTTATTTACAGATACTCTTTCCTGTTTTCTATTTAAAGAAAACATAGGAATGTCGTCATAAAGGCGAATTGTTACTTTATAACAATCTCTACATTCAACTTTAATACAGTTTTTATCTTTATAAAAAACATTCTTTTTTACTTTTTTATTAGCAGTACCTCCTAGACTAAAAACTAACATTCTTACATCGTCAGCAAGCTTTTCACTTGTGCTATAAAAACATGCACTTCCTGTTTTTGTTACATAACCATCTGTATCAAGTAGACCTCTTAATAATTCATATCTTTGTTCAATAGAACCATAAAAATATTCTTCTGGAATACTCTTCTCATGTGAATATTTTCCTTTCATATTGAGACGAATTAATTCATTCTTTAAAGTTAAATCGCCGTTAATACGATAATTGTGTTTTGATGAATTTACTAAATAATTATTTGTAGGTAAAGAAGAAGAAAATCTTTTTAGGATTTCTTCTTCTACACAAGAAAAATAAAGTGTATCTTGTGTAAGACCACCATCTCCTAATAAACAACCAATAACATAAGGATGTAAATAAAAAGTTTTGGTTTCGTAAGATACAGCATCATTGAGAGGAATATAAACTGGTCTGGTTTGTGCCTTCTTGTTCATAATTTCTTCTAAAGAACCCACTTTCCATGTTTCTTTAGTCTTATATTTCCATAAATGCTCCTTACAAGATTTTGTTTTTCTTCCATCTTGAAAATTAATTTCAAAAACTTCTTTCTTTCCTTGTGGAAATACACCTGTGACAGTAGTTTCATTACCATCAGAACCAAAAACTTTATCACCAATTTTTAGATCACCAAATTTTCTAAACCCTGTTGGAGTAGGAATAATGGTATCTAATGGTTGTGCTTTGCCAACATTAATACCTCCCATTAAAACAGTAAGACTTTTCTTTGATACACCACCTTTGGTGATTTCATTAAGAATATCAATATCAAATGGAATTTTATTTTCTTTTAAATGATAAAAATCAAAACGAGCCTCTGCATCATTAAAATAATCATGCCCGATATGTGTATCAAATGATATAGCAATAGCATCCTGCATAATCTTAGGTATACTATCTTTAGTGAGTGTTTTATTTTTACCATCACAAATTTGAATACATTCGAATAATGCATTATGAATGGCAGCATCCCGACAAAATTCTTCTGTTGTGTTGAGCAGCCAATCTAATGAAGTAGCATTATCAACATTAAGATTATCAATTATTTTTTGACAAGATTCTTTTTGCTCGTCGTTAATATTCGCCTTGACAAGATCAATCGATAGCGCTTCTTTAGAAGGAAGCACATTATATTTGATCATATACTCATTTATTAAGTTGAATATTTCTTTGTCGGTATGTTCTTTAAAATATTCAACTTTTAAATATGGAATAACTTTGCGTGCAAATGTGTCATTATTAACGAGATGCTTAAGAATAACCTTTTCGAGAGATATGACAAACCTCTTTCTTATCTGAATTTGAAAAAAAGAAAGGATACCTGATTGACAAGAAAAAGTCAATCAGGTATTTTCAGCGATTACGTGGAATATAACATCCATTAGGATTATAACCGGGAAATGCTTGTTTCTCGGCTTTCTTTTCGATTACGACACCCATTTTCTTTAGATTCGTTAGAGTATCATAATTAAGAACAGCAATCCATTCTACTTTATCATCTCGTGTAAAGCAGGTATTTTTTGTCTTAAATGATTGATCATCACCAAACCCCGTACCTAGAGATGCATTTGTTTCCATGAAATTAATAGAATTATTAATTTCAGAATAACCTCTAGAAGCTGTTGTTACTGTTTCAATGGGTGAGGCATTTAAAGTAGCCATACTTGAAGATATACCACCAGAACTTATTCCCATAGATATAGGATATGCTCCTGTTACTCCTGTTATAGCTGTATTCATGGGAACTATCTGATTCCATCCATCAGCCGTACTTCCATTTCTATAATAAACAGGATGATTAATAGAAGGATATTGATAGTGGTGATATGGATATTCATTAACAATAACAGGAGGAGCATATTCCTTGATAACTAAACAACCTATTACGCCCTGATTTGATTCATCAACATCAAATCCTTCTTCTCGTAGAGATTCTACGTAAGTTGTGTTGTTTTTATCTCCCTGTGGTCGAAACTGGAATTTTGCTACTTTATCATTATTAATAGTCCAACCGGGAACGATTAAACTTTTGTAAGCATCTACTACATATCCTTGTGATTTATCAGAAGCAACTTTTCCGTCCATGACAGAAAGACCATCTACTGAAAAAATCACTAATACTCTTCTTGATGTATGATTTGTAAAGGCTAATTCATATTCTGAATTTTTTCTACCTTCTATATATGTTTTACCTTTATGGTAATATTCTGTTGCATTCTTATCTTTAATGCGTACATTAAATGTATAATTATTATTTTTCATTTTTTTCTCCTATATAAACTACTTAGTCTTACTTTATCTGCTAAGATTCTTTATATTTATTCTAATGTAGCCATAATAATTAAACCTATAAAAAGATAATATTTCAGATTTCACAATTTCCCGCTACTTTTTTACACATATCTATAAAATATTCTTGTGAGTATATATTTTTCATTCTATTAATATCTTTATGTACCCATTGTACATTACCTTCAATATAACCTTTTTTACTATCTATACGATCTAAAGAAGCAGTTGTTTCTTCAGCATTACTTTTACCAAACACTAATTCTATACCAGTTAAAGCACATTTTCTATTTTGTTCTAAAAATAATCTCCATGCATAATCTATAGTAATTTCAAATATAATATTATTTCTAGATTTTCTTAAAGACATTCCTCCACGTTTTATTTGTATCCATCTTTGACCACTTATTTCACCTGTTCCGGTCCAATCTTTATGTTGTGGTCCACATAACTTTAAATTACATCCACATGATGTAGTCGCACCCGTTTTTAAATGTGTTGAATAGCATATACCATTATTACCACAGTCACAACGACAATTCCACATTATTTGTTTACCTTTATTAAGGGCTCTTGATAATACTACAAGCTTACCAAATTTTAATCCTGTTAAATCATTAACTGTTCTTACCAATTAAATTCTCCGTTTCTATAAATTACACACTCATGTATTTATAGAAACGGTGTATGCTAGATTAAGCATCCGCCTCCACTGCAAGCTAATTCCTGTGCATTGGTCGTACTATCCTCAATTTCATAATCTGCTAACTTAGTCCAATCAATTCCTTCTGGCATCACAGACAACAAAGCCTCATAATCCTCTACTCCACATGTAGTGAAAGGAGCCTGCTTATAAACCGTAGTACCTTCTTCGGCAGGAAGAAAAGATACCCCTGATAACCAATCAAAATTCTTATAGCACCATGCACCAACTTCTAACCACTCGGATTCCTTTACGGAGATGGTCACAGAAGGCTTATGCTCACACCAATATTGCTGATAGGTCTTCCATAGCTCTAGATGCTCAATAGCCGTTACCTGATCCTTATAGACTGCCTTGGATGAAGTCTTGATAGGAAACTTGAAGGCAACAACATTATTAGGATCATAGGCATCCTTTTCAAATGGGAAGCCATTGTCGATCATGAATGCAGTAAGAGGGTCTTTCTTGTCGTTTCTTACATAACGAATATAGTATGGTGAATGAGCCGGATGAATACCGGATGACGTACCATTTAGAGCAGATGACGTATTATGACTTATAATACCGTTTTCTAGTTGATATGTATGAGTATCTTCTACTTCAATGTCAACAGTAAATTCTGGTTCTAGTTTTTTTATTGTTTTTATTTTCATTTTAGTCTTCCTTACGTTTACCAAGATAATATCTCGTCTGTTTCAGATAAATCTTTTGCTTTTTTCCATCCATTAGTTGTTTTTAATTGATGATTAGCAGTTAATTTTACAACAGTATTATCTTCCATAACAATTTCATAAACTTCACTCATACCATTTACATATAGTTTTGTAATTTCTTTTTTATCATTATTTTCGTCATAAACATACATTTTTCTATCAGGAATTATCCAATTACCACCATCCATTTCGAAAATATCATATGATGTTAATTCTCCGAATATTGAGGCGATTGTTTTAATTCCTTCTGTTGTTTTAATCTTAGTATCTAAAGATAAACATCCTTCTGGTTTGACGCAAGTAATAGCTACAGATGAAGGAATACCAATTTCTTTTGCAAGAATGCCATTAGTTACAATAGCAGTTTTCTTTAGAGAAGTTAATAACTCATGTAGATAAGATTCTTTACCATTAGTAAGATCATTATCGTAAATTCCATTTAAGGAAACTCCTAATAGACGTTCCTCTTCACAATTCTTTTTCCACTTCTTATTAATATATTTGAAGTTAGTGAAGCAAGACTGAAACGTTCCAAGTATTGTAGCCAAACGAACTTTGTTATCTAATGTTTCCCAAGTATCATCTTCATAAATCTGTACTGAAGTTAGATTACAAAATTCATATGGACGAAGAATAATCTCAGAACATGGATTGGTTCCCATGTCATCACGATATTCACGAACACGAGGTTCAATCCCGTATTTTATAAGAAAGGAGGCAAAATTCTTTGTTCTATAATCATTAGCATTATTGATTACAGTCTTAATGGCATGACGTGCAAAGATACCACGTTCGCCTGACTTACTTTCATATAGAGCAAGCCATTCCTTCATGAAGGTGCCAATCTCTGGCTTCTCATTATAGACAGCAGAGTTATTAGCAAGACGACGATATGGATTAGTCTGCCACCACTGGCCTGACTTTGCATCTCTCATTCTTTCATCTTGCAAATCTGAAAGTGAAATAAGAGCAGAACGTCTTACACCACCTACTACCACAATATCAGCTACTTTACAAGCCAAATCATGTGCTTCTAATGTTGTAAACTTACGTCCCTTGGCTTTAATAAAAAGAGTCTTTGTAAATTCCAATAATTCAACAAGAGGTTCAGGACCAGAAGAACGACCGCCAATTGTCTTTAATCTTGCACCAGCAGGACGTAAAGCAGATACATCATATTTGGCTATCTGACCAGATAAAAGAAGAGAAAGGAATTCACGATATCCCTTGGCCCATCCTAGGCGAGAATCCTCGAATACAACAGTCGTATTTGATTCAAATAATTCTTCTGGAATTTCGGGTAGGTTCTTGACATGAATAGACTCAACGGAGTATCCTACACCTGTTCCTGACATGAGAATAGCCATCTCTTCATCGAATGCTTTCATATCATCAATTGGTAAGAAGGAACAATTATAAATTGCACAGTTATTACGCTTTGCAGCCGCACCAGCAGTCATTAGACCACGCATAGACGGCATTACATGATGTGAAAGAATAGCCATCTCTAGCTCTTCTCTAAGGTCTACAGGAACATCATAATTATTATTTTCTTTTAAGAATTCAACAACGAAATCCATGTAACGCTTGACAGTCTCAGGCCAAGTCTCTCGGCGTTTCTTAGAATCAATATAACGTGCATAACGAGAGGTATAGATAAAATCTGAATATAAACTTGGTTTGTACAATTTAATTATTACTCCTTATTATTGTTTTTGTTTTGTAATAGATATTTCCATGAAACAGGAAATAGCATAGAACAGCTATCACTAATCTGTTTTGCTACAGTTCTTGTCTCTTCTTGAGCATGTGCATCTAATCTTTGTTTACATACTCTTTCCCAAAATACTAATGATCCTGTCCAATACCAATCTGTCATCATATTTTGTGGAAGAATCATTCGTGCCATTTCGGGAGCTACACCCTGTTCAAGTAATTCATTATATTTCTTGATAGCTTCATTCATAATATCTACAATACCAACATTTTCAATAATTTCATCACTTGAACCTTGTTTAGAGTGTGCTGGTTTACCTCTCCAAACACTAGGTATATAGAATGTTGGTTCATCGGATACATAACGACGACTTACTTCGTTCCATACACCTCCTACTTGATGTTTGACTAATTGTCTAGCAACAAATATAGGTGCAGATACCTTAAATTGAACAGATGTATGTGCAAATGGACTCCAATGATTATGTGTAGCTAAATACTTAATAAGTCTTTCATCTTGTTCATCAAATATTTCTTTTCTTTTATCAAAAGAAACTCTAGCAGAATTAACTACTGTTAAATCATCTCCCATATGATCAATGTAATCAACTTTAATTTCAGCAGCTTTCATTTTGTTTCCTCGTTTTCATCATCATACATGTGATATAATTCAATCATTTTTTTACAGCGTTTCATATGATCATTACGTTGCCACATGACCTTATCATGTGATAATTCAACATAATCATTTGCTATGATTTTATTACAAATATAAAATTCATTAAGAATGAATATGGTTTCATCCAACAATTCTTTAAATTCGCCGTCTTCTTGTCTGGCTATAGCTTG